AACTTTATTCTCAGAAACTGCTTTTTTAATCTCTTCATCCAGCTTCATATCAAAACGACGCAAAGCCTTTTGATATTTTTGGACGCTTTCTTCTGTTTGTTCTTTAGGTGGGTTTGGTTCTTTTAAACCTGAAGCCGCGATGAACGACTCCCGGAAAATCATTTCCTGGTGATAAACCATCATCTCCAGGAGACGACAGAAACCGTAAGTCAAGAAACTCTTGTTTTTCCTAAGAGCCGTGGCCTGCGCCCGACCCATGAGACCTTTGATTTCAGTTGCCGTCGCACCAGCTGAAATTGAGATTTCGTCAACGCCACCTAAAGCGGTGCGGATTTCTTCTCGAAGCAAAAGTGCATAGCGATTCATGTCGCCGCTAATCGGGTCGGGCGTCATGTAGCCCACACGATCAGACGGTTCGACGTTGGCGATAATGCGTGGCACCCTCAAGCCGCCACCCATGGCTGAGCCGAAAGGCTCACTCACACGAGTAGAGGGTGTATCCCTTCCGGCAAATCCACTTTGGGAGCTGATTGTCGGTCGGAAAGTGCTTCCCGCGTCGCCAGCCTCGACCAGATCAGATCGAGGACGACTGGAGATCAGCGTAGGATTGCCAAAAAACTCAATGTTTTTAGCAATATTGGTGATCATGTCGTTATGAAGCACAATTTGCTCCATAAACGGATCGAAATCTCCTTCGCCGTCTGTGCCGCTAGCGTTTGGCTTATTTAAACACTCAACAGCAGGTACAAAACCTAAAGAATTAGGACGACTTTTTGTTCCTGAAATACCTGCTCCAGGTTCTACTTCGAAACTCAGTTCTGAATCTGACTCAGTCTCCTGAATTGTGTCTGCTGTGATCGACAAACGGACATAGCGCTTATTTTGTCCGTAAACATCACTAGGTAAACCCAGTGTCGCGTTCTTAACTTTGTAATCGTAAATGATTACGACTTCTTCAATCTGACCGTTTACGTCGTGATACACACGGTATTGATTTTTATTGAAGAAATAGATCTGATATTTTAATTTTTGATCAGGACGGAAGTAAAAGAGCCCACAACCGTCAATCAAAAAGTTGCGAATAATCGCTGGGAAACGAATATCGAGCCTATTAAGCTCGATCACATCATGAAGAAATCGAGTTCGGCTTTTGAACGTGTCTTGATCGCAGTAAAAAGAAAGACCCTTCTTGATCATCAAGAGAGTCATCTGCTGAAGGTGGCTCAGGACCACCATCGTCGCAGCTTGATTTTGCCGCCCTTGAGTTCGAGCAGCCTCTAAGATCTCCTCGAACTTGTTGCGGACTTCAGTAGAGGCTGCCATTTAATTGATTACTTCTTTTCCTTGAAAGAACGGGCTTTTTCTTTAGCACGTTTCTGTTTTTCCATCTTAACCTCGTCCCCGCTG